CAACGATCCTTTCTCATATCGGGAGGGATCCATCCCTGGAAGAAATTCTCTCGCACCAGTTGGTGCGCCGAGTCCGAGCCACGGACGAAATCCCGCATCGAAATCGAGGCCACCAAACATATCCGGTGGCGGGGGAAGCGGCCAAGGATCTGGCATCGTGACCACAGGGGGACTCTGCCGAAACCCAGAACCAAAGGGATTCTCGTACTGTGAGGCCGGGGGTATTTGTTGAGGTGCTAGACCAGCTTGTGCTGGAGGTGCTTCCATTTTAAGGATGTTAGGAAACCTCTCAGGCATCGTCGGAGTGATAACGGATGCATCATCGCCAATAAGCGGAGAAGACCCTCCCTGTTGCGAGGGTTGATCGAAGACATTGCCTCCCACATCAAGGGGTGTTTGGTCTATCTGAGACGGAACAAGATTGGGGTCCGTCGCGGTGCCATCCCAGTCAAAGTCTGGGATATCAGTGTCCGTGAACCCACCGAAGGGGAGTGGTCGTCGCGGCATCGTCGTCTCTCGCTATCCTGGAGCGCCCTCTGGAATCGGAGGATTCCAGTCTTTGTATTGTTGCGTAATCTGTTCCAGATTGGGAGGCGGCTCAATTGTCCTCTTTCTTCTTGGCACTCCCTGAAACAAGGGATAGTCTCGTCCCATCGTGAGATTGCCAAGGGGATCAGAACTCACACCCATCAGCGTGAGCGCCCCCTGAAGCTCAGGAATCCCTCCCCCCACTTGTGGCATCGTCATATCAGGCTGACGCAATCCTTCGTAGCGTGGATTGGTCGCCCCTAATTCGGTCATACGGGCTTCGTCCTCGGGACGAAATCTCGGCGCATCCTGAAAGAGCCAGCGGTCACGGCCTACAGGGGACTCGTCGGCAAGTAGCGTCTCGTGTCCCGGTGCGGGAGACGGGAATCTGATGCCAGGACGCCCCATCAGTAGGGGACGCATGAGGGCCGGATCGCGTCCGGTGACGCCAATCGGCATCGGCAAGCCTCCGCCACGAAACATCGGCGGCTGCTGGACAAAAGCTGACGGCAGACTAACGGGCATCCCCGCCCGTTCTGCGGCAATCGCCCCCAGTTGCTCAATGTTGGCTCTCGCCCGATTGAGCAACCACGGAGGCCACGCATCGCCGGTATACCCGTAGAGTTTACCTTCGGCGCTCGCTCCCAGCGCTCCGCCAAGGCCGCTCATTGCCGCTGAACCAATCATTCCCCACGGAGGTGCCATATAAAAAATCCTTTACAGAAAGTCCATCTGAAACCGGTCCAGATGGCAGTATATCACTCGCTCACCTGCAACGTAATCATGCCGCGCAGATCCACATTATTTGTGATGCTCGACGGCCATGCTGCATGGTCGGTGCGGAAGCAATAGAGCTTATCCGTGCCTCCCGTCGTAATGTACCCTTCCGTATCGACCGACCCTCGGATTGTCAGCGGGCCGGTGTAGGTGCTTTCCGTTGCGGACAGTCCCTGTGGGAGTTGGATCTGGAACTGATTCCCCATTCCTGACCCCGTGGTCGTGTCTTCCAGAAAGAAGTTCACCACGAGGAACTGGCCGATTTTGATAAATTGATACAGCTTCTGGTCGGCGCTTGCCACCGTCCATGTGCCGCTGTTTGCCGTGAAGTTTCCGGCGGCGAATGTGACATCTTGCCATCCTAGCTCCTGTTGAATCCGTTGCAGTCTCCGGCGCGTATCAAGGGACGAGAAATAGAGCGACCGCATCGCCTGTTCCGTGACGATCCCAGACTCCTCCCGTATCCGCGCAAAGTCGGGTGTCGGGAAATCGAGCGGGATGTTAGATCGGGCCATTATCTACGTCTCTGGACCCCCGACCCACGATGCCACGTTGTTAAAGGATTCTCCTTAACGATATCCATTGGATTATCTGACCGCGTTAAATCGAAAATCTCACTAATGGCTGGTGCGCCCTTTCTTCGTGAAACCCCAACAATCGCATCTATATCTCGGATCTTCGCTTGTTGAGCAGCGATGTTTTCAAGAGTAGCGATCCTTCTTTGCATACCGCTTCCGTAACTACCCCAGTCCATGTCCATCTCGCCGGATGGATGGAATGTTCTTTCTGTCCGTCTGTACGGAGAACCACTTACGATCTCTCCTGCAAGCTCGGGATTTCCTCCGTGCCTCTCTAAGAAGTCCCAAATCTCCCCAGCATCCAAACCTGCTTCTGGATTTCTTGCCCGAGATGCAAACTCACCTAGTTCCCTTACAAGATCGTCCCATTGTTTTCCAGTGAGATGTTCATAGGCTCGTTGGGTAGGCTTATTACCAAACCCGCCACGAGTGATGAGTGGATTCGTAAACTCCCCTGCTGCTTGAACCACATCAGGACCGCCGAACGGAAGATACCTTTTATGAGTGAACGAAGACAATCCTGGATGACCCTCTGGGGCAAAAAACACACCGCCTCGTCCAGCAGTTTGTCCGGCCTGTTCTGGAAGCTGCCGCCTATGCATTAAAACTCGAAGGATATCGTTGACTCCGAGCGATGCAGACGGCGTACTTTTAACCGCCGTCTCGTAGAGTGGACGGGTTACGTTCTTGAGGAGAACTGTCCCTGTTCCACCCGGCATGAGCGACAGAATAGAGTTCTGTGCCTCTTCCTCCGGCGTAGATCCAGAGAGCAGATCCAGTAGCGTGTTGATTCGACCCTTCCCTCGCCTCGCAAGAGACTGTCCAAATGTATCGAAGACAGTGGGACTGGTATCTTTAAATCGAGGCGTAAGCCGTGGGCGACCAATCGCTGTTTGGCCCATTACTGCAACCGCCGCGTGGCTCCCGGCAGCACCTGAAACCCGAGGGTCATCCCCTCCAGACTCCAACTGCCGTTCTGGGCGTCATCGCTGATGCGAATCCGGCACCCGACATCCTGAATGAAGTCCCCGTTGGACCCTTCCATGTTAATGATTCTCTGCACAGAATCGAACGGAATCGTGATATTGGACTCTGCGGCTGTCTGAATCCCGTTCCCATCAGCGGTAATAAGCTGAAGACCTAGTGGTTCAATTGACTTGCTGGCACTCCCGCGTCCGACCGCCTCGTCAGAAGAGCTACCGCTCATCCATTCCACCGTCAGAGTCACATCAGAGTCGGCTTCGGCCACAATATCCACCCACCGAAACCGCTTCTCATACGACATGAGTTGCTGTGGCGCACGCGTACTCCACGAGTTGTCCGTCCCGTAGATGACCTTGGTAATCCACCGCGCCGGAATGTTGGAGCCGTCAAAGCTGTCACCGTCGAAGAACTCGTAGCAGAACCCACCCTTGCCCGTCTGCGCCTCGCCCGTCAGAATCACCTGCGTATCAGTGGAGGTTTCAATCGTGGTGGACGCCGACATCGGCATATCGGGCCACACATACCAGACGCCCCAGCGATAGTTCCAGACCACCGCCTGATTCGGCTCCGCATCATCCCCTGAAGTGGTCGGCCCCGCCCAGAAGAACATGATGTGACCGTTTTCAATGTCATGCGTGGCATGGACCTTGGCACGCTGGGCATAGAGCGCCGTCTTGAGTGTTTCCTTGACTGGCGTGGAGATAATGGTGTCGTTGTTCCCGTCGAAGATCCGAATGTCCCCCAGCGGCGTGAAATACGCCAGCATCACGCGAGGCGTCGTGACCTGATTTCCAGAGGAGTCGGTATACACGGCTCCCGCTGGCACCTTCACAATGGACCGCTGGGAGACGGCCCCCACCACCGCATTGGACTTGGTACGCACCCAGTCCATGATGTCGGAGACTATTTGCCCGGTGCCACTGACGGTCCAGATGCTGCGCTCCTGGAACACGACCAACATCCCCTCGAAGTCCCCCACCATCCCTGTAACGATGTCTCCGACCGATGATTGATCTGTGAAATCGAGATAGTTATTCGCTCCCACCTGATCGGGGAGTCCTGGATCGGACCAAAAGACACGCCGAGGATTGGCATTGGTGCGCCCCCACCAGAGACGCTGCTTGTGGGGTTCACAATAGTAACTACCGCTGGCTGGGGCATCGCCATGCTCCTGTAAGAGTCGATGTTCAAGGATGTCCAGATCCGACGCATTGTCGGTGTAGCTCGTGGTCGTCCGTCCGTCAATGAACGTAACGAAATAGTAGTTCGCGCCGGTCCCGGTCGTCCGGTAGAGTTCGTAGCCGGTGATGTCGGTATCGCTATCGGCAGTCCATGAGAGATTGGCCTTCTCGTCCTGCAACTGGATAACGTTGGAGGTCACTGATCCGGCTGACCGCGCTTCCGCCGCATCGACGCTCACCATCTTCCACGTATAGGAGCCGTTCAGTTGCCCTGACGCCGTATTGACCGAAGCGGTGATCGTGGGAGACTTACCGCTAGCCCCTGCCGTGGACAAGGAACTCCCATTCCAGGCCCGTGGCGCAACCACGCCATCCGCAAAGAACAGCGTGTTGTCTACCTGTGCGAAATCAGGAATCGCACCAACAGAGCCAGAACCGAAATCGG